CAGGATTAGGATTTGATGCAAAAGCTGATACAGCTACTTACTTTGGTTATCCAATCTACAGATGTCCAGGTATGTTCAACGACACTATTCTTTTCACTTATCCTGAAAACTTAGTATTCGGAACAAACTTAGCAACTGATTGGACTGAAGCTCGATTGATTCCTACTTACGAATATGACGGATCAGACAACGTTAGAGTTGTTATGAACTTCGCTGTAGGAGTACAAACGGCGGTTAGCACAGATGGTGTTTACGGTTCAACTGTTTGGACTTAATAGATACTTTAAATGGGGAGTTGTAATATACTCCCCTTTTATTTAACTTTTAAATAATAATAATTATGGCTTGTAATATTACAAGAGGACGTTTAATAGATTGTAAAGATGCTATCGGTGGTCTAAAAGCCATTTATATTGCTAAATCATACAGCAATAATGTTTCTGCTGTTGCTACAATAAACACTACAGAAATGAATCCTGCGGGTTTTGCTAATTGGTCTTGTTGTGGTGGTACTGTTGAAGTATTTAAATATGACCTAGTGCCAAACCTATCTAGTATGACTGTTAATATACAATCAGACAATGCTAATGGAACTACATTCTTTAATCAAACATTATCTGTAACACTACAAAAGATAGACCACGATATGACTAATGAGCTTAGACTTATGGCATATTCAAGAAGTCAAATCTTTGTACAAGATGAGAATGACAATGTATTCTTATTAGGTATTGATGGTGGTTGTCACGTAACAGGTGGTACTGTTGTAACAGGTGCTGCTAAAGGTGACTTAACAGGATATACAATAGAATGGGCAGCAGAAGAAAAGAATGCTCTAGTACAAATACCTGCACCTGTTAGTGCAGGAGATGCTAAATTCCCGTTTGATGGACTATCAGATGATACTGCTTTAACAATTACAAAAGGAACTTAATCGTTACTCTAAATAGAAAAGAAAAGGGGTTTTTTGCCCCTTTTTTTGTACACTAAAAAACAATATCTTAACTTTTATATTTATAATAAACTACTATGGCTTGGAAATTAAAAAAAGAATGGGAAGGTAAAAGCATTGACACTATCAATATACCATTAAATGACTTAACACAAAAGCAAATTGAAAGACTCAATGAAAGCGTTAGAGATGCTTTATTTGTAAAAGAAACTAAAAAGAAAAAAGATGTTTCAAGTAAAGCCTGAATTTAGAGGAAATATAACACCTGAACCGACACAGGAACGCATGGAGTTAATAAAAGAAATATCTATAGAATTATTTAACGAATTATTCGAAGAAATATGATACAGGGTACAAAAGATACATCACTAACGACAAATAGATTTCGCATTAATCTGTATGATGAAATGACATCTACTAACGTATTAGTGACCTTTACAAGTCAATTAACAGGAAATTCTAAGACGTTTATACCTCTAGCTACAATAACCACTAATAAAGATAGGTATTTAGAAGTGGTTTATATAGTTTCAAACACTGATAATTTAGTACTAGGTGTGTTATTTCTTGGAACTACTGATTTCCCTTTAGGTTTTTATGATGTTACAATATATGAAAATTCAGACGATTCTAATTTAGATCCTTCTGGACTTAGTGTTATTTACACGGGTTTAATGAATTTATCTAGTACAAGTAATACTAGGTCTGTAACATACAGCGAATATACTACAAACGATTCTGATACTGAAAGCGTTTATATAACTATATAATTATGAAATTAGATTTAATAAAATTATCACATTACAACATTCCTCACTTAGTAGAAGATTCTAAGAATGATTGGATTTCTTTTGGAAAAGACAATCTATATCCGAACTACTTACTAGACCTATTCTTAGGTAGTGCTATTAATGGTGCTTTGATTAAGTCTATAGGAGCTATGATTTATGGTGAAGGATTAGCTGCTACAAACGCAGATGAAACTACAGACACAAAAGAATCATATTTACGATTAACAGAATTATTACACAATTCAGATGACGATGTGCTAAAAGACCTAGCTATGGACTTAAAGCTATTTGGTGGTTGTTACGTTAATGTTATATGGTCACGAGATAGGTCAAGGATTGCTAAGATGAAACATATACCTGCTCAATACATTCGTTCAGGTAAAATGATTGACGGTGAAATAGATACATATTATTATAGTGCTGATTGGTCAAAAGTTAAAAAACAAGAATACAGACCACGTGCTTATGCAGCTTTCAATACCGATGACAGAACACAAGCTAGTCAAATCTTAATGATTAGAGATAAAAACCCTGCTTTATTTTATGGGTTTGCACCTGATTATGTAGCTGCTACGGATTGGATTCAAATGGAATTAGAGATTGCTCAATTTCACTTATCTAATATAACTAGCGGTATGACTCCTAGTATGCACGTTGGATTTTCCAATGGAGTACCTACAGATGAAGAACGCAGAACTATAGAACGTCAATTAAACGCTAAATTTGCAGGTAGTGGAAATGCAGGCAAAATACTAATCACTTTCAATGACGGAAAAGAAACAGCACCAATAATAGAACCTATCCAAATGAATGATGCACAAAGTGCTTGGGAAGGTATGTCAAAACAAGCTGTAAATCAAATCTTGGCGGGACACAGAGTTACATCACCTATATTATTTGGTATTAGAGCAGAAGGCGGTGGTTTAGGTAATAATGCAGATGAATTACGCGATGCCTTTAGCTTATTTACAAATACAGTGGTTATTCCGTTCCAAAACACGCTTTTAAAGGGTTTAGATAAGATATTTAGAGTTAATGATATAAACCTTGATTTATACTTTAAGTCGCTTAAACCTGCTGATTTCATTGATTTAGAAGTTACTAAGACACAAAGCGAAGAAGACCAAGAAAAAGAAGGTGTTACAAAAGAAGATATAAATACTGAGGATTTAGTTGAAATGTCAGACGATGACATGAATATATTATTTGAAGAATTAGAAGGTGAACAAATAGATTTAGAAAAATGGGAAGTTGTAGATGAACAAGACCATGTAGAAGATTATGGTGAATGGGCGGATAGCTTTATAAAGCCTAAAGACATAAAAGATAAATTTGCAGATGAAATAGTTAGTAAAGAGGACAAGTGGAGTAGCTTAGATAAATCATATTATAGAGTTAGATTTAAGTACATTAAAAAGAGTAGAAAACCAAGCAAATCTACTAGAACATTTTGTAAAAATATGATGCGTCTGAGCAAAGCAGGTTTTGTATATAGAATTGAAGATATAGACAAAGCAAGCCGTGAAGGGGTGAATAAGCAATTGGGACACAAAGGACGTCCTTATGACCTTTTCAGGTTTAAAGGTGGTGTATATTGTCGCCACGCATGGAAGATAATTTTATATAGACTAAAAGAAGGCTCAGAATTAAAAGATGGTCAAAGTATGGACGATTATAAAAAGACTGACAGCATACCTAAATCATACACACCAAGACCAAGAGGAATTAAAGATGCAGTAATAGCACCTGAGAATATGCCAAATCAAGGACATTATCCAGGCGTAAAATAAATTAAAATATGGCAATACAACATACATTATTTATATCAGCAACAAGATTAAAAAAGGACACAGCCTTAGGTGGTTCAGTAGATGACAATCTTATAATGCCATATATACTATTGGCACAGGATATGAATATATTACCTGTACTTGGTACTGATCTATATGAAGCACTAAAAACTAAAATACAAGGTGGAACACTTACAGGTGATTATAAGACTTTAACTGAAACTTACATACAACCTGCTCTTGTACAATTCTCTTTTGCACAACTAGCACCATATTTGAGGCTAAGATTTGTAAATAATGCAGTTGTAGTTATGGGAGCAACAGAACAATCTTCTAGTGCTACTTATGACGATATAAAGCCTTTGATGGACACAGCTACAGATGCAGCTCAGTTTTATAGGCAAAGATTGATTGATTATTTAACTGACAAGGGAAGTGCAGCATTCCCTGAATACGCTAGTAATAATGATGCAGGGGAAATGTCACCTACGGTACGTAACTACTATGCGGGATTAAATTTAGATGTAGCACCATTAAGCAATAGAATGAAAAGTTTTTTACAAGGGGCAAATATTACAACGTATGACTGTTAAAAGAAGGACATATCCTAGTAGTTTGGAGAATTTTAAAAAGCTAAAAAATTATATTAAAAAATTAAACAATGGCAGG